TGTATTCTTTTAATTTTAGTGGCGCAGGAGTTAATCAACTTACCGTAATACTTAAACGATACGTTTAATGTTCGTAGATTTTAATATACTTAATCAGCTTGGATCGCCGTCTATCAATAGTAATACGTTTGCTAACAGGCCAGCCGCAGGACAGACAGGCCGGCTGTTTGTTAGTACCGATACTTTTGAGATCTATCGGGATAATGGTACCGGCTGGGATCTAATCGGAGGCCCTGGCGCCGGTACTATCACTGGTACTGGTACAGCTACGCAGGTAGCCTATTTTACCGGCGCGCAAACGATCGGGAGCAGTGCTAATCTGTTTTGGGATAATACAGCTGGCGCGCTAGGGATCAATACAGCCACGCCAAGCGCGGAACTAGACGTACACGGCACCGGGATAATCGCACAACTTAATTCAACTAGCGCAACAGCTAACAGCTTGCTGGCCTTTCAGCGCAGCGGCAGTGGCGTATGGCGCATAGGCGATCAATATAACGGCGGCAGCAACTTTTTTGAGCTGCATAATACTGTACTAACAAACAATGCTATTGCAGTAACGGCCGCCAATAACAAAAGCACCTTTACTGCGCTAGAAACTTATGCTAGCGGCCTAGCTACCGGTAACCAGTTTACCTACAATTTAACCGTACCTAACGGAGTAAATATAACTAGCCCTAACGCTGTTCACGCTGTAAATAGTTATTTGAATTTATCACTAGGCGGCAATACTACGGTGCCAGTCGGAGCCAGGCAAGGTTTAGAGGGCAATAGCCGAATAAGTTTTACCGGCGCTGGCACGCTAACAATGACGCAGGGTAGCACCGTAAGAGCTTTTAGCGCGCTTTCTAGCGTTTACAGCTTTGCTGGTAACGCTGTAGGTACAGTCACGCACCTGGCAGGCCTTAGGATCTGTTTTCCTGATAATATCGGTAGCGCTATAAATATTACTAATAACTATGGCTTACTACTTAACGACCAGACGGCTGGGCTGGGTACAGTTACCTATACTAATCGCTGGGGGATCTATCAAGAGGGCGCCAGCGATCTAAATTATTTTAACGGCAATTTGCTGGTAAAAACGACAACTAATGCCGGGTTTGCTTTAGATATTAACGGCACTGGAAGGACGCAACAGCTACACACGTTTTTGCAGGGTACTTTTATAAACGCTACTGGAACTAGTTACTATTATTCAGTAGATAGTGGCGGTAGTTCTTTGGGTGGTTTACAGTTAAATAATCAAACTCAAAACTATACTGGATACGTTTATACTGGACGTAGTGGCTCAGCAAATAGTATAGCTTTTTTTCATACTACATATAATGGTTCAATCCCTTCAAGTCACACGCCATCGCAAAAGTTTACTGATACGAGCGTTACTTTTGGAGCTACTAGTAAAGCGTGTAGTTTACAAGTAATTTTAGGTGGCGGAGCTGCTGGTACATATCAAACGCCTATATTCATCTATAATAATGTAAACACTACAAATACTGGCGTAGGCTTATTATTTCAAGCCGCTGATCAAACTGGGCAAGGTCAAATAAGTGAAGGTTTACTAGTTACATACAAACAAAATTTAGGCGGTGGCTTTATTACGTCTAGTATGCGCTTTCATACGATTAGCGACGCGGCTAATACGTTAAGTGAAAAAATGCGCATTACTGACGCTGCAAACGTATTGATAAATACAACGACAGATGCCGGTTTTCGTTTGGACTGCAACGGCACAGCTAGAGTGCAAGGCGCAACAACAATAACAGGTGCAATTACAGCAACGGCAAATGGTCATAGATTTGGAAATCTAGAAGTACTAACTACTGGAAGTGCGTCTGCTACAGGGCAGGGAATAACTATTACAGGGGCGGACCAAACTTTTCAATTACAAGGTTCGGGTAATCCAGAGTCAATGTTTGTTTTTAGAAACTGGTCAAGTCTTTCAGCTACTGGGAGTTTGAATAATATATCAAAATCTGTTGTAAGATTTTATGGTGGTTTTACCGATGGCAATTTAAATAATTTATCAGGTAATCAACTTTGGCTATCACCTACATACAATTTTGCTGGAACAAGAACAGGAATAATAGTAAGAGGAATTTATTATAACCCTACTTTAACGAGTTTAACTAATACTACACATAGGGCGATAGAAACAGAAACAGGTGATGTTATTTTAGGATCAACAAGCGGCAGCACTAGCGTAGGCGCAACGACAACAATAAACGCCAGTGCTCAATTACAAGTAGTAAGCACTACAAAGGGATTTTTGCCGCCTGTAATGACCGGCGCACAAGCTGAAGCAATAGGAACGCCAGCGGCCGGCCTTATGGTATATGCTAACAACGGTAACGGAGTAACAATAACAACTACAGGCTGGTGGGGCTACGACGGCGCTACCTGGGTGAAATTAAACTAATAAAATAAAACAAAATGGGATATTCAATACAACCAGTTCAAATTTGGACTAATGGCGAAGCAAAAACAGGTAACTACATTACGGCTTACATTATCAACGATAATTTAAGTAATGCAGCGCAGTTTTACTGGCAGATCAGTAGCGTAACCGGCACCGGCGACGATAAACAAACAACGCCGCTAACAGACGGCAATACGTCAATAAGTGGCGCCGCATACGATACCTGGGGCCAAGCTGAAGACATAAATTTTGCCGCTTATGAATATATTTGCGAGCAACTTAATTTAACCTTAATACCTTAAAAAAATGGCAAACCTACAGGAACTAAAAGCACAGGCCTACGACCTACTGGCAAACATTGAATTTTTACAGCTTAAACTGCGCGAAACAAACGCAGCTATAGCCGAAGAAACCAAAAAACAAAATGAAAGTGGATCTACAGTTAGTAACGATAGCAATTAGTAGTTTATGTGGCTTTGTCGCGTCTTGGGCCGTTCTTAACCAGCGCGTAAAGTCGCTAGAAGATAAGATCGCTAAAAATGACGATCACGACCAGCGCCTAACCAGGCTGGAAACGAAATTGGATATTTTGCTAGAGCATTTAATTAAGGACTAATGAAAACGCAGCTAATACGACTGGCAGACGTGGGCTTTATTGGCCCATTTATGCTTTATGCTGCAACCAGGCTCAAAGGTCAAGATCGTACAATAATGGCGGCACTAGGCCTGGCAACAATAATCTATAACGGTATAAACTTTGTAAAAAATGAAAAAGATATTTAAGAACTGGAAAACGACTTTTTTCGGCTTTGCTACTATTATCGGCGGCGTGGCAGCTATACTGAAAGGCGACCTGGTAGCCGGGATCACAACTATTGGAGCTGGCCTGGGCCTTGCTTCGGCCAAAGATTTTGACAAAACAGGGCTGTAATGAATGAAAGGCACAAAAAACTATATTATTGCCCTGGCAATAGTGGGCCTAATTTTACTTACAACTAAAGTGAGCGCAGCGAAAGTAATAGCACAATTCGAGGGCCTGGAGCTAAAAGCCTACCAGGACAGCGCCGGTATTTGGACGATCGGCTACGGCAATACGCGCAACCCTTATACAGGGCTACCAGTTAAGCAAGGCGACAAGATCACAAAGAAAGAAGCCCTGGACTGGCTACGGATCACTACAGCTGCAGTCGAAGCAGACGTAAAGCGCCTGGTAAAAGTGCCGATCAATACTAACCAACAGCTGGCACTGGCCAGCCTGGTATTTAATATCGGAACAGGCGCCTTTGCGCGATCTACGTTACTTCGATTATTAAATAGCGGCGCAGATAAAGCCGCTGTAGCAGCGCAATTTTTACGCTGGAATAAAGTAAAAGGAAAAGAGGTAAGAGGCCTTACCAGGCGCAGAAAAGCGGAAAGCGAATTATTTTTATCTTAATGAATTACGTAGTGTTATACAGCGGGTGGGCTGCGCCTAGTTTTATACGAAATAACATACAGGCAAAAAGATATTTTTTTGATAGTGTAATGCCGTATGTTAAACCTGAATTGATTAAATATCTAAAAAAAGGCGGTTTTATTTTTGGTCAAGATTTGTATAAAAATATAAGATTAAAAGAAATAAAAAAGCCAGTAACAAAAATTAGAATAACAAACATTAACGGAAGAAAAAAAGTTAATACTGTTACGACCAACGAAACACATAGATTTATATTGTTTGATATTTATTTTGAAGACACAAATAATGAGGGCTGCGAATATATTTTACAGCAAATTAAAAAAACTGGTTTATTAAGTCGCGACGTGTATGTAAAAAATAAATGCTTATACATACCGTAACTTATTGATTTTATTTATTTTATGCAATCTACTCATTTACAGAGTAGATTTTTTTTTGTTCGTATTGTATTTTCTTTTATAGATTTGTAAACGACAAACGACTTTTACTAACCTTAAATTAACGGAACTATGGCTATTCTTACTGATCGCCAGGCATACCTGCGCGAACTAGATCAAAAAATTAAGACATTACAATTTTTAGGCAAGCACCTAGACGACGCCAGGGTACGAATCGAATTTACCTATAGCTGCGGCAGCCGCGCTGTAGTAGATCAATCGCTGATCCCATTTAACCTGGCTATGGAGCTGCGCGTACTTATTGGCGATAGCATTGACTATTACCAGCGCGTTATTGTAAACGTCAATACGATCCCCGATGAAATTGGCTAAATTCTTACTGGAATTATTTTTTTTAATTCTAGTATGCCTGCCAGTATTTTGCCTGGCCTATCTTACTATTGAAATATCTTTTTTTATTTATTACTTCAAAAAAAACCTAAACAAATGGAAAACTTTAATCACC